AAGATTTTGAAGATTTTAGTAGCACCTATAAGAATCCTCGTAATTTTGCCAGTGGCTCTATACGTCTCTTGGATTCACGCGCAAGTGCGCAAAGGAAACTCACATTTGTGGCATGGGATTGTATTACCGGTCTCGAGTGTGAAACATTAAGTGAAAAACTAATAAAACTTGATATTTTAGGGTTTATTACTGTTCCTTTTATAAAAATTATGCTTAATCCAGATGAATATAAAATTAATAAAATTCTTGATTATTTAATTACGCATAATATTAATAGTGCAATAAGTTATATAAGAGAAACAGCAAGAGACAAAAGTTATCCAATTGATGGTGTTGTATTTAAATATGATAATTGCGCTTACTACCAATCTCTTGGGATGACAGAACATCACGCGCGCGGCGGACTTGCCTTCAAATTCTATGACGAAGAATATGAAACTTATTTAAGAGATATTGAGTGGTCTATGGGCAAAACAGGAGCACTTACCCCTGTGGCAATCTTTGACCCTGTTGATGATGGTGAAAGTATTATAACAAGAGCATCATTGCATAATTATAATATATTAACTCAAACTTTAGGAGCCCCATTTGTAGGTCAAAAAATTTTGGTAGCCAAAATGAATATGATTATTCCGCAAGTCATACGAGGCGAATGCAGAATTCCTATGCATGGTGATGAAATAATATTAGACTTTCCAGGTACTTGTCCTGTGTGTGGAGGTCCTACTTATCTTCAAGATGGTTTTCTTTATTGCGATAATCCACATTGTGAAGGAAAATTCATAAATAAATTAGAACATTTTTGTGGTAAAAAAGGACTTGATATAAAAGGTTTATCAGAAGCGACTCTTCAAAAATTAGTTGATTGGGGCTGGATTGGTAATTATCAAGAGTTATTCAGTTTATCTAATTTTAGAGAAGAATGGATAGATAAACCAGGTTTTGGTAGTAGGTCTGTTGATAATTTATTAAATGCCATAGAGAAAGCGAAAAACTGTGAATTATGGAAATTTATCTCAGCATTAAGTATTCCAAATATTGGAACTACTTATGCAAAAGAAATTGCCAGAAATAAACAAACTTGGGCTGATTTTAGAAAAGATATTGATAATCATTTTGATTTTTCTACTTGGGATGGTTTCGGATACGTAATGGATGATTCATTACATAACTTTGATTATTGGGAAGCCGATAAATTAGTTCATGAAATTTTAAATATTCAAAATACATTATGGATAGACCCTAATAGTAGTCCAGTAGAAAATAGTAGTTCTATTCAGGGGAAAGTTTTTGTAATAACTGGCGCGGTTCACACTTTCAAAAATCGTGATGAAGCAAAAGCCGCAATAGAAGAAAAAGGTGGAAAAGTTGCGGGGTCAGTTAGTAAAAATACAGATTATTTAATGACCAATGATGCAACTTCTGGTTCTAGTAAAAATGTGAAGGCAAAGCAACTGGGTATTCCGATTATTTCAGAAGACGAACTAATTGCAATGCTTTGACAAATAAAAAATTTTTTAGTATAATAATATTGTAAATAATATAAAGAAAAGGATTTTGTATGAAGAAAAAAGAACTCAAAAACTTGGCAGAAAAGATTGCTAAGCAAGAAGTAATTATTTAGACAAGTACTGATAGCGCCGAGGTATCTGCTGCGCAAAATGAGATTATGCGTCTTTCTAGCCGAGTTCATGATTTCCAAGACATTGACACTTTGGATGAAATGATTCAAGAGATATTAAACGATATGTCTTGACTTTTGAAAAATTTTTTTGTATAATATTTACATAACCTAAAGGTTAGAAAAAATATTGAAAAAAATAAAAGTATTAAAGGAGATTATTAATTATGGCTATGAAAGAAAATAGTAAGCGTGTATTCCAGTATCTTATGGGTCTTAACGGCGAGAACGTGACCTCTGCTGATGTTGCTGAGGCTCTCGGTCTTGAGAAGCGCCAGGTAGACGGCATCTTCACTTCCGCTATTCAGCGCAAGGGTCTCGGTGTCCGTGTTCCTGCTGAGGTTGAACTTGAGGATGGCACTCACAAGGCTATCAAGTTCCTTCGTCTCACCGATGCTGCTGCTTCCTTCGATCCAGACGCAGAGTAATTTGTAAAAAGTAAAATACTTTATAAGGGGTAAAATTTTTACCCCTTATTTTACTATCTATTATGAATATTTGGTTGGTAGCGGTTGGTTCTGGAATCGTTGCTTTTATACTTGCTCTTATTGTTTCTTATATTCTTCCAAAAGAAAAGGTAAAAGTAGCCAACCAACTGTTAAACGAAGAAGAATAGAAATAGCAACTTCGTATTAAAGATTTAGAAAAAGAATATTTAGAAAAACAAAGGCAATTAGAACAGGATTATCATTAGAAATCAGAAATTTTACAAGAACAAAACAATGCCTTAGCAACTGAGTAGTTAAATACCAGAGCGCAAATTCAAACTGATAAAGATACTTGGGAAAAAGAAAAAGCATAGGATATTTTAAATTTCACTTAGCAACAAAATAAATTAGAAGTTGAAGTGCGCGGTTTAGAAGAGCGTAGATAGAATATTATTCAAACTCTTGAAAATGAAGCAAAATAGTCTGGAGAGATTTTTAAAACTCAATAGATACAAATCGCACAAGAACAAATTGAGAAGGCAAAAGCGGATTTGCTTCATGAATATGAAAAAGCACAAGAAGATGCTAAAAATACATATTTAGAAACACTCGCTGATATGGTTAGTGACATTACAGCATAGTATGGAATAAAAACTAAAGAATTAGAAGAAGTATTAGTATAGTTAGCTGAAGCCCATGCAAAAGCTGATGCGGCAATCAAAGTAAATAAACGCGCAGAGATGGATAGGCAATAGAAAGATTTTTATAGACTTCAATTATCTGCTGAGGATTTAGATGAAATAAAAAGACTTCGTGAAGTTGAACCATTCCTACGCGATAAAGAACCTCTCAATAAAGTTATTTATAAGTGTTATTATGAAAAACCTTATACAGATTTAATTGGTAGAATTTTTGGATAGCGTAAGCCGTCTGGCATTTATAAAATTACTAATTTAGAAAATGGTAAATGTTATATAGGTTAGGCTACAAATATTCCTGAACGTTGGAGACAACACATAAAAAGAGGAGTTGGCGCTGAACCTGTCACTCAAAATAAATTATATCCTGCTATGAAGGCTATTGGAGTAGAAAACTTTATGTTTGAGGTAGTTGAAGAATGCGGAAGTGCAGATTTAACTCCAAGAGAAAAGTATTGGACTGATTTCTATGAAGCACAAAGTTATGGATATACAGTTAAGAAAGGATAATTATATGTATAGAATTATTGAAGGCAGAGGAACTGGAAAGACCAGTAGATTACTATTATTAGCAAAAGAATATAATGCTATTTTTGTATGTAGTAATCCATATGCAATGCGTAAAAAAGCCGAATATTATGGAATTGATGGAATTAATTTTGTATCATACCATGATTTCATAACTAATGTATATGAAGGAAATTATGTTGTTGATGAGCTTGAAGGGTTTTTAGAAACCATTATGGGGGATAATAAATTAATTGGTTATACTCTGAGCCTTGAATAATTGCATTCATTACTGTAAAAAAATATGGAATTTGTCGTGAGTTGATTTTTCTAAAAATTTATGTTATAATATATATAGAAAAAGTTTACGAAAGGAATTTTATATGAAACAAGAATTTTTAAATTTTGTAAATACTCTAATGAATGCTAACCCTGATTTAACTAAGAAACTTATGACAGAAAATATTGATGCATATCTTAAAATGCTTGCAGATGCAAAAGATGAAAAGCCAGAAATTACAGAAAATGGCAAAATTGTTCTTGAGTATCTTCAAAATAATCCAGATGTTCTAATTTGGAAGTCTAAGGATATTGCTGAACAAATGGGCCTTGCTTCTCGTAGCGTTTCAGGCACCATGAGAAAGTTGGTAAATGATGGTTTTTGCGATAAAATTGGTAAAGACCCATGCGTATATGCCTTAACCGAAAAAGGGAAAACATTTGTAATTGAAAAAGAATAAAAAATTTGTTACAATAAAACAGTAAAAAATTAAAGGAGAAAAATATATTATGTCTAAACAAACAATGATTAATAAAACTCATATTGAAGGATTACTTTATCAGCATTCTCTTTCTCTCAAGACCTCTGGTGAAAATTCCAAAAATCCTGGAACTACTTTCATCAATGGTTCTATTGATGTCGCTACTGATGATGCTTGCCTTAATATTGTAAGTGTTCATTTTACTTATGTCACTCCTAAGTATGCCAAGAGTGGTTCTGATAATGCAACTTTCACAACTCTTTAGAACATTATCAATGGTGTTACTTGTAATGTAATGGAACATGGTATGGATAAGGCCGCGAAGGTTCGTATTGACTCTGCTATTGGAGTAAATGAATTTTATTCTAATCGTAATGGCACTGAGGAACTCGTAAGCGCTAAGCGCAATGAAGGTGGATTTGTCCATATCGTTCAGAACCTTGCCAGTGATGAAAAACTTCGTAATACTTTTGAGTGCGATATGGTTATTACAAAGGTTCGTGAACTTGAGGCTGATGAAGAGCGTAATCGTCCTCGTCAGGTGAAGGTTGGCGGTTATACTTTTGATTTCCGTAAGGCTCTTATTCCTGTTGAGTTTACTGCTCTTAGTGAAGGCGCTATGGATTACTTCCTTGGTCTTGATGCTTCTGAAAAGGCTCCTGTCTTTACAAAGGTTTGGGGTCGTCAGCTTTCACAGGTTAGTATTGTAAAGACTGTTGAAGAGTCTGCTTTTGGTGAGCAGAAGGTTACTGAATCTCAGCGTACTAATCGTGATTTTATTATCACCGGTGCTGCTAGTGACCCATATATTTGGGATGATGATAGCACTCTTACCGCCGCAGAGTATAAGGCAGCACTTGCTGACCGTGAAGTTGCTCTTGCCGCAATCAAGCAGCGTCAGGATGAATATAATGCTTCCCGTGCTCAAACTCAGGCTCCTGCTGCAGCAGCAACTGGTGTAAGCGGATTTAACTTCTAATTTAATAGGAGGTAAATCTTATGGCTATTAATCTTTTAAATCTACAACCCCATAAGGTTAGTCGTGACCTTTCTGGTTATATTACTTTTATTTATGGTCCTCCTAAGGTAGGTAAAACTACCTTGGCGACTCAAATGCCAGGGGCTCTACTCCTTGCGTTTGAGCGTGGTTATAACGCTATCCCTGGTATTATCGCACAGGATGTTAATACTTGGGGTGAAATGAAGCAAATTTTCCGTGAATTGAAGAAGCCTGAAGTTCAGGAAGTTTATAAGACTATTATTGTTGATACTGTTGATATTGCGGCTGACCTTTGTCAGAAGTATATTTGTAATCAACTTGGTATTGATAATATGGGCGATGGTGGTTGGGGAACCAACAGTTGGAGCAAATATAAGAAAGAGTTTGAAGATGTATTCCGCGGACTTACTATGATGGGATATGCGGTTGTATTTATTTCTCACTCTAAGACTGGTACTGATAAAGACCAGACCGGTAAGGAGTTTGGATATACTAAGCCAACTACTCAGTCTTCTGCTTTACAGATTATTGAGAATATGGCTGACATTTATTGCTTTGCCCGCATGTATCTCGGTGCTGATGGAGAAGAGAAGCGTGTATTGACTCTCCGTTCTCCCGCAGGTTCTGGTATTTCTTGCGGTAGCCGTTTCAAGTATATCGCATCTGAAATCCCTCTCAACTATGATGCTTTGACTAAGGCTATTGGTGACGCCATTGATAAGGAAGCCAAAGAAAATGGTAATAAGTTTGTTACTAATGAGCGTGAAAGCACTCCTGTTGTAAAAGAGTATGATTTTGATGCTCTTATGGCTCAATTTGAAACTATGGTCGGAGACCTAATGGGTAAAGACCAAACTTATTATTCTCCTCGTATTACTCAAATCATTGAAAAATATCTTGGTAAAGGTAGGAAGATGTCCGGTGTTTCTCGCGACCAGGCAGAACTTGTTTATCTCGTTGTAACTGAGATTGAAGATGATTTAGTAAAAGGCGATAAGAAAAAGTAATAAAACAAAAC